ATTGACACGATTTACCCGAACGGAAGCAGTTACGAAACAGGGATGGCATTGGGAAGGCGTGGCCGCTTCCGTGACCCATTGGATTATCCCGAAAAACGCTTTTACCCATTTTAATGGCACACGCGAAAAATATCAACAAATTAAAGCAGTACTATGAGTTGGGTGCAATTAAAGAACGACCTGCTGACCTTTGCGGCGGCACATCCACAAATCAACAGCGTGGGATTCGGCGACCCGCTGTCGATAGGAACGGACAACACGATAAATCTTCGGACAACCGACAGGGATAGGGTTGTTTACCCACTTTTGTTTGCTGACCTGCAATCGATGACCGTAGGCGTTGGTGCGCTTACGCTTGGCGTGAGTGTGCTGATTATGGACAGGGTTGAAGATAGCCGCAACCTATCAACAGTTGTGACTGGTAGCGTAGTGGCGAGGTGGACTGACAATGAAGATGAGGTGCTGAACGACACCTTATATATAATGCGTGACTTCATCAGCAAGTTCACCAACGACCCTGCAAAGGATTACACCTTACAAGATGCGGTTAGTGCAACGCGATTTGTGGAGGCGCGAGATGACAAGGTCGCTGGATGGCAGGCTTCGGCCAACTTTGACTTTGAATATCCGCACAATTCTTGCGAAGTTCCGACATAAGTGGTATTTAACTAAAAATAGCGATATGAATATTGGGCAACAATTAGACGCGATGCTGGGAGGCTACGGCGCGATAACCGTAGTCACAGGCGCAGTCACAGGTCAGGCGTTTGAATTTCTTGTGGTGAATGCATCCACGAGCTTCACGACTTTGACCGACAGCGAAGGCAACAACGCGCTGACGTACTTGGGATTGACAGGAATAACGGTGATGACAGGGATGATTGTGCGGGCGCGTAACGGCTTGAAATTAGCCGCGGTCACAGTGTCAGGCGGCAACGTATTTGCGTATTCCTGATGGCATTAGCGCACGGATATGCATTGCCTTTCGAGGCATTAAGGCGCACGGGAGTGCTGGCGCAGAACACTGCTGACGCTACCAACCGCGCGACTGCTGATGGCGCGACAAAGGAAGCGGCGGGCAGTTGCTTGGATGCGCGTGCATTGGAAGTGCAACAGCGCACGGTTGTTCAGCCTTCCATTTTGGTTGTGCCGCAACTGACGCGCAATGGCGTTGTTCTAACCCAACTTCCTGACACCCGCACCAACTTCATTCAAAACAACACGATGACAGGTGCGACTGGTTCGGTAGCACCTACAACTTGGAGTGTTGTCGCGCCACCTATTGGGATTACTATTGGCTATTCAGCGAGCGGTCAGACGACTGCGGCTGATGGCACGTTGGTGGACTACATTGACGTAACGGTAAGCGGCACGGCATTGGCTTCGGGTAATTTTAATTTGCGGCCTGAACCTGTGACTTCAACTGTCAGCGGTAATTTGTTATTTGCCTCAGGGATGACGTACACGGCCAGTTTCTATATGTCTTTATTGTCAGGTTCGGTTTCGGGAGTTAGTCCTAACTATCAAATTCAAGAGGTTTCAGGAACAACATTTGTGTCTGGTACTTCATTAGATTTATCGGCGATTACATCAAATCTTACAAGGTATAGCGTCACACGACCAATTGCAGGCACAGGCGGTGCTGATAGAATTAGAACGCGCTATGGACACTCCATAGCAAGCGGTCAGGTGTTGAACTACACGATTCGCATTGCTTCACCGCAGTTGGAGAAGGGTAGTGTTGCTACGCCTGTCATCCGCACGGTTAGTGGCTTTGTGAGCGTTGATATGCTTGGAGTGGCGAGAGATGGCGCACCGCCTGACTTCACCTTCACGCGAGCGACCACCGCCACGCGGGTGAATGCGAGTGGCTTGATTGAATCGGTCGCTTCGGGAGTGCTTCGCTTGGATTACCCGATAGGCGGCGGTTGCCCTGCGGGGTTGATTGAACCTGCGGGGACGAATGGAATATTGAATAGCACGGACATCGCAACAAGTTGGAGTTTGGGCGCAAACCTATCAAGCGGTTATGTGGACGTTATTGGGGTGAGTGGGAATAACTTGACCGTTGCGGTGAGTGGAAGTAATATCGGAAGTACAGCAGGACGGCTACAACGCTCTGGAAATAATGTAGCCTTGGCAAGCGGTAGTACCTACACGATTTCGTTTCTGATGAAGAAAACAGGAACGCATACGATTGGCGGCTATTATGCGGTCATTGCAGGAGCGGCTTCGGGAGACCTTGGCGGTGGTTTTAGTGTTAGCGGTTCATTCAGTAGCGGTTCAACTTACAATTCCGCAGGAACAACTAATCGCATCCGAAGGGTTGAGCAATGGGGGACTGATGTTTATCGTTGCTCCGAGACCTTTACAATGACTGCGAGTGGAACTTTAACGGCATTTAATTTGGCACCTTTAAGCGGGGTTTCAAGTGCATCAAATCCAGCAGTAGGTCTTGGCATTGCCTTCGCCGCACCACAAATTGAACTCGGTTCAGTACCGACGTCATTCATCCCCACGACTGCGGCATCAGCAACCCGCAACGCGGATGTTTGCTCCGTGTCGGGGGTATCGGGGTATATCGGGCAGACGGAGGGTACGATTTATGCGGAGGTTTTGGATGTAGATATACTCGATAATCCTATATTCAGTATAGATGATGGCACTAATAACAATCGAATCGTGATTTATCGAGTGCCAACAACTGGCCTGTGGAATATTTTTTCGGCTTCAAATGGTGCAAATACACTTGGCTCAGGTACAGTTTCATCTAATAACGGCAAATTAGCATTGGCCTATTCTTCAAGTGGTATGGTTCTATATCGAAATGGCGTACAAGTAGCGACAAGTTCAGGGGCATTGCCTTTGTCATTTTCGGCCATTCGATTAAATGGTCGCGTAACAAATGACCTGTATTCGACAAAAAGGCTCCGCGCCGCCGCTATCTACACCACAAGGCTATCGAATGACCAACTCGCCAACCTCACCCGACTAACGTAATGGCTACATTCAGGAAGTACAAATGGAACACAAAAGCCGAATTTGAGGCTTTCTATCAACTATCGCAACCCGATGCCACCTGCGTTGAGTTGGGCGACATCGACAACACCTACTGCGTGGACTTGCTGTGGACAAACGAACCCGATGCAGATTGGGAGCAGTTTGAAACGTGGCCGCCTCCCGTGGGGATACATACGTTTTTAGGCTGGGACGAACAATACACAAAGGACTATAATGAAAGAATTTCTGAATAGCATCGGCATCAACATCGGCCTGACGATTGCAGGCTTCCTTGGCTCGCTTCTTCTATTGCCTAAACAACGGAATTGGAAGATGCAGTTGGTCAGCGTGTTCAGCGGCTCGCTTTGCGCCACCTACCTCGCGCCTGTGCTGATTGGCTTCCTCAACATAAACGCGCCAAACATCCAGTACGGCTTGGCGTTCCTTGTGGGCTTTTCAGGAGTGAAGATTGCGGAAGTGTTGGAGGCGAAAATATTAAAGACCCTATCCAGTGATAATAACGCGTAACGCGGCTAACATCCACACACTCGCCTATGCGGGTGACGAACTGAACTTACTGCTAATTTCCGACCTGCATTGGGACAATCCCAAATGCGACCGCGACTTGCTGAAAAGGCATTTGGACGCGGCAAAGGCAAAAGGCGCAGGTATCATCGTAAACGGCGACTTCTTCTGCTTGATGCAGGGCAAGGGTGACCCGCGTAAATCCAAGGATGACATCAGGCCCGAACACAACAAAGGCAATTACTTACAGGCGGTGGTCGAGGATGCGGTCGAGTGGTTTAGTCCCTACAAGGACAACCTATTGCTGATCGGCTACGGCAATCACGAAACGCAGATAATCAAGCATATGGAGTTCGACCCATTGCATATGTTCCAATCTATCTACAACTACAAGAACCAAAGCAACCTGCACATCGGTGGATACGGTGGTACGGTGAAGGTACTGGGGAAAATTCGTAGCGGTCTGCATCGCGCCTTCGTCATCCACTACTACCACGGTTCAGGCGGTGGCGGCGCAGTGACCAAAGGCGTTATTCAAGACCAACGCATTATGTCGTTTGTTGAAGGGTATGATATGACGTGGCAAGGTCACGTTCACGAGTTGTACCACCACGTGAATATGGTGCAATATTTCAACCGAACGCAAGACATCATCCAGCAGAGGCGTGTACATCAGGTGCGCACATCTACGTACAAGGAAGAGTACAGTTCTGGTGAAGGTGGCTTCCACGTTGAAAAAGGTCGCTCACCTAAACCACTTGGTGGCTATTGGCTCAACTTGCAACAGGAGCGACTGCGGACAACGCAGGACAACGGAAAGCAATACGACAGGACCGAGTGGGTGGTTAAACTGCATACTACTTAAATGCGCGATATTTGCGGTTATCCTTTAATCACGCGATATGCGACAAATTAAATACCTTGTGGTTCACTGCACAGCTTCCCCACAAAGCGCAACGGTTGAAAGCATTCAGCGGTACTGGCGTGAACGCCTTGGCTGGTTGGCCAGTGGCTATCACAAAATCGTAAAAGCAAATGGGGAAGTTGTCACGCTTTCAGCAGATAATGAGATTTGCAATGGGGTGGCTGGTTATAATTCTGCTTCACTTCACGTATCCTATATTGGGGGCATTGATTCGCGCGGCAATCCGCTTGACAATCGCACGCAAGGCCAAAAGGATGCGCTCAGTCAAGTCCTGCACGCGTGGCGTGCCAAGTACCCAAACGCCAAGATTCAAGGCCACCGCGACTTCTTGAAGCGTGGTGTTAACTGGAAAGAATGTCCCTCGTTCGATGCTAAAACTGAATACGCTCATATTTAGCCTGCTATTGGCTGGATGCTGTCGAAAGGCAGGGGAAGTCCGCACCAACACTGTTGTGCAGAAGGATAGCGTATTGATTGAGGTGCCGCGCTATACCGAACTGTACATCGACAACCCCTGCGATTCTGCGGGCATCCTACGGCAGTTCAGATTCATGGACAGCACGAAAACAAGCGTTTTAAGCGCATCAAATTATCTGGGTGGTATTCGCATCCAACTGCGCAGAGATACGGTCATACAACGCTTCGTAGAGCGCGACACGGTAACGATTGAGCGCGTGGTGAAAGTTACCCCTGCAAAGCGCAAGAATCGGATGGCATTTGTGTGGTTCGGAATAGCACTCGGATTGGTGCTGTCCATCTTGGCTTTCCGCTTGATGCGCCTGTAATCAAGGCTTGGCGGGAAGGCTTTTTCTAAACTTTTTTTTGGAATGTGCGTTTAGACGCTGGAAACGCAGAAAAAAAAAATAAAAAAAAGTATACAACATATATATATATGTATGTAACTTTGGTGCATACCAAAACGGTACCAACTAAC